GAACCGAAGTCGGCCAAGTTTTGATCGAGCAGAGTTACATCAGCAATGAGATTAGTTGGGTCAAACGCTTGCACGGCTTGAACCATCTTCTGGATGTCAGCAGTCCCGTTCAACGCTGTGAAGTACGTGCTGAGTCCAGTACGCTTACCGCCACGTGCCCGCTGGTCCAACGAGTCATAAGGTCGGACGTTTAAACAGTCAGTCGTTGAGCCGTCCGGCTGCTCCGCCAGAGGTGAGTTCTGGACGAGTCCGCCCATCGGCCAAGTCAGAGGATAGATTTTACCTTGAGGCATGTTCGGTTCCTTATCTTTACGAGCAAAGTCACTGATAAAGTTTCCTTCACCAGTGACGAAAGTTTTAGCGAAGCGGGTTACCGGAAGCGTCTTTCTCGTTGTACGACACGAGCGTAGTTCGGTACTCAACGCGGGCACCGATCACGTGAGCGACACCAGACGAAGTGGTGGCAGACGCGATGAAGTTCACGTGCAGGCTGTCACGGCGGAGGTTCGCCAGTTGCGAAAGATCAGCTTCGATCTCAACGCAGTCCGACCCCGAAGCAATGGTAGTCGCGGTGGCACCCGTGAACGTCTTAGCCGCAACGCTAGAACCCGGTCGGGCCAAGCTAACGGAATTACCTTGAATGGCAATGCTCGTACCGGACACGTAGGACACCAGAAGGATCACCTTCAAGTGGTCGCTGGCTTCATCATAATCGCGTGGGATGGTGAAGTTGACGATCGCATCTTCGTCGTCCGCGTCGAGGACCATGACATCAGCAGGGACAGAGTTTTCAGCCGTAGCCCGCGTACCTGTGGTAGCTATGCTAAGGGGGGAAATCGAGACATCCTTCAAGTAACCTGCATCGAGGTAGACAGTGCCGCCAGTTCGACGCCCGCCACCCATTACAATGTCCTTGATGTGAGTCAAGAAGTTGGATTTGGAAAGTTTCATAAACGATCTCCTTGCGTGGTGACTCGGAGAGTCACGGGTTTAAGAATCAATGCCCGACGTATCTACAGTCGGACGGTCGTACCAGTTGCTTCGGAAGTCTTGAATCGCGGACCCACGGCGAGCCGGGCGATTCCCAACGTAGCCTACCGACTTAGGGGCAGACCGTGCATCAACTTGATACGCTTTTGGTAATGCCATTTCGTGGTAGTATTGCCAGTCGATGCCCAAGGCACCTTCAACATCCTTCTCAACGAGAGCGAGGACGGCGGCTTTCAAGGCTTCGTCATGTGAGACTGGCACCGGAGGATGTTCATTCAGTTCGAGTAGCTTATCGAAGCCGAGGATGTATGGCAACTCAAGCGTGATCACTTCATCAGGTTGAGGGTACAGCATGAGTTCCCATCGGCGACGGTTCTCAAAATCAGAGTTCATTGGACGCATACACGCCCAATACGGGTCGCCTGTTTCATCAGTGATACTCTCTCGCCATTGACGAATGTGTGCGTCAGCCATCCACTCGATCCCTACGCCTTGGTTGCTGTTAGCCGCGTATGTCAATGGTCCGATGTATTCTCCCCCGAACACAGCAGGCATGGTGTAGTTGCCGTCAGCAGTCATGCTCCACGTTGCCGCAGATGCAGTGGCATCGCCGGACACAATCACTTGCGTTGCGGACACGTACTGGTAAATCGTGAAGTCGCCTACGCCAGTCACAGTAATCGTCTTGCCTTCCATCGTCGGATAGAATGCTGAAGATTGGGCGGTCAGCGTCGTTCGATCATTCACCGTGTCTCGATCAGTAGAGGATACCGTGTTGGCCGCGTTCACTGCGATGGTTCCCCATACCACGATTGAATCAGTTGGACGTGCGAATCGCCAACCGTTCGGTGCAGGTCCGTCATTCAGGTACATGCGGATTGCGTTGTTGACGTGTCGTTTGACTTCAGACAAGTTGTAGTCGTCGTCAGGAATATCGGTCTCGCCAGAACCATCAGCGCCATAAGAAGCCACACCGATTTTGCGGGCAGCTTCGAGGATCAAGTCACGGAATGACAGGGCAGATGATGAAAGGCTCATGGCGTACTCCAAGGAAAAAAGCAGGGGGTCGTTAAACCCCCCGGTTCGTTTAAACGGTTAGGCTTAGCCCAACAAGCTCGCGGCTTTCACCCACCCGGAGGCAAAGGATTCAGCAGCACCGGCACCCGTCTTGAGTGCGAGGATCGCACACAGGTTCTTCGACTGATCAACAGTCGCATCGACCTCCTGCGTAGCGACCTTGACGCCGTTCACGTAGAACTCAAGATCGGTTCGACCGTTGAAGCGGATACCGAGTTTCACGTCGGTGTCGTTCACGAGCGAAGCACGATCAGCGAGTTCAAGTGCAACGGAGTTGGTCACGTCTGACGCAACGGTGACCAGCGTACCAGCGTCTTTCTTGTAGACCGCAGCGAGGGCATTAGGATCAGCGGTGAAGGATGCGAAGCCGACGAGTGATTCACCAATCAACGCCGCAGCGTTATCAGCAACTACGTCGTGGGAAGCACCTGCTTCTTCAACCAGACCGACGAAGAAACCTTGGTCGCCTGTCACGTCGCCCAACTGGACGATCGTTTCAAACCACAGCTTATTGCCAGAGTTGCGAACGATCTTACCGAAGGGTTCCGAGATAATGGAACCGCCGTCGTTGTCGTCGGCATCAGTTTCGAGATCGACGTAGCCGCCGACTTGACCGGCCAACTGCGAGATCACCGTGTCGGTGTCTCCGACAAATGACAGGTTGGGTCCGAGATTCGTCGCCACGGTTGCAGCCGCAGCCGGTTCCACAGCGAGGAAGTCGTTGAAAATGTAAATGCCTTGACTCAGATCATTCAAGATCGTGTGAGGGCAGTCACGCCAAACGGACGGCGAGGGCCGACCTGTTTCGTTCGAGTTATCGTAGCCAATGTGTCCTAACATGATGTTCTCCTTGGAACATGGGGTTCCTTGCAGCGACTTCACTAACAAGGTAGCGGGGGTGCGACTTCACACCCCCGCCAGTTGGTTTTCAGAATTACGCCGTGATCAGCTTGTGCATGACGAAGCCACAAGTACGACGGTTGATGCACAAGTTATTGTGCGAGCCATCAAGGAACACGGTGAAGGTCGTGTGTTGGCCGCGATCGACCATCGGTTCGCCTTCTTCCATCCAGTAGCCGTCTTGCACGACAGGTTGGAGCTTGCTCCAATCGACGCAGAAGATCGGATCAGGTGTGTTGGCCGTACCGCTGCCGCCGGTCACAGTGTAGCCATCCAACTGAGGGATGTACTGGATCGGCATACGGTTGAAGTGGGCAACACCGTCGTAACTGTGCAGCATCTTGCCTGCCAAGTCATCGGGAGTGTTGTTGTCGTCACGCTTGTCCGACAAATCTTCAAGCTCGGTCACGGTGTCGTCGTTAGCGTACAGCTTGATGGGCGAACCAACGCCATCTTTGCCGGGCTTGTTGACGAACGGTGCAGGACGGAAACGAGTACGTCGAACCGCTTGACGCAACTTGCGAAGCAAGCTGTTATCCACGTTCGAGTAGATGTCACCGTATGAACGCCACTTCGTTTCAGTCGCGGCATCAATACCCGCAGCGATGGTGCCAGTCGTGCCACCTTGGTAGCGAATGGTCTTACCCTTGAAGCCGCCGGTAGTAACACCGTCGTCGAGGAAGTTGATGTAATACGGAATACCGTAGGGGAACAGCGTGGAGGTCGCACTGGTCGGCGTCTGCCAACCGCGTTCCTCGATCAGTTCCGCCAAGTCCCACATGCGTTCCGTTCGGCGTCCTTCGATCAGGGAGATAAAGCCCTTCTTCGAGGATTTCTGACGGAGCAATTCGAGCTTGTCCCACGAGTAGTCGGTGGACAACTGCGTCCACGGAACGTCGATCGTGTGCTGGACATTCTCGACCGAGGGGTTGTCCGTATCGAACAACTGACGGTACTTGGCGTTACCCAAGCGGTTGAGAATGACGTTGCGTTGAATCGACGTACCGCCGTCGATCTGACGACGCTGAGCTTGGTAAATGTGGCAGAACTCGTAGTTCTGTGAATCCCACATAACCTCGAACTGGCCCTTGGGCAAGTCCTTCAGCGTAGTGGCGAGAAGGTCTTTGAGTTGATTATTGCTAACACCCATCGGTGAACTCCTGTTGGTTAATCACCAAAGACGGCTTTCAATCGTTGCTCAGTCCGGTTGTACAGTTCGTCACGGGTTCGAGCGGGACCAACGTATTTGGTCTTGCTCTTGCCACGATTTGCTGGCTTCTGACTGATGCCGCGATTGCGTGTCTTGGCTTCCTGCTTGATTGACTTCCTCGTTGCTTGCTGCACAAATTCATGGCTGACCATATCATGTGCGTTCTGCAACGCTTGTTCAACTGTCAGGTTACGTCCCTGAAGTTGGGCACCCGTCATAAGAGCATCGGCTTCTTCCAATACTCGTTGACGGCTCAACAGTTGCGGTTCGTTCAACGTCTTGTTTCCATCGCCGTACACGGTACTGTACCGACTGGCAATGTCATCACTGACGAAGAACCCTTCAACTGTTTTTCGGAGTTGAGCATTAGCTTGCTCTTTGGCATCAGTCTGGACTTTCTCGATGCCGGGCACCATCGCGGTGACCCGATCAATAATAGGGTTGATGCGACCAACGATCCGATCGATCATTTCGTCGTCACCGAACTCTGCTTTCAAAGCATCGACATCCAACTTTTGCAACTCAGCTTTCTGATCGTTGGCGGGGTGCGAGACATCAGTGCCTTGCTTCGCTGCTCGCCCTGCGGCTGACCATGCTGCCAACTCCTGATTGCGTTGGGAGTGAATGTTCGCAGCGGTGGACACAAAGCCCGGTCCGTGCTGGTTGAGATCACGATTGATCTCGTCATCCGTATACCCATACGCGATCAACGAACGCCGGATAGCATCAGGAAGGGTAGGAGCGTCGTCGTTGAGTGCAACGGATTCTGCTGCTGCTTCCGATTCTTCTTCTTCTTCGTTGTCGGACGTTCCATCGTCCTCGATCTCGTCGTTTTCGTCGGCTTCCTCATCCCCTTCAACCTCGTCGTCGGACTCATCCTCGTCGTCGGCATCTTCGATGTCATCTTCTTCGATGTCATCCTCGCCATCATCGTCGAGTTTGGCAAGCATATCGCCTACCTTATCTTCCAACGCTTCGCGGTCGAACTGTTCGTCCTGAACACTGCCTTCAAAATCTTCGAGTGACGCATCTTCCGTCGCGTCATCCATGCTAGGGGGTTGCGGTAATGGCATCCCGGTCTCCTTTTGTGCCCGCTGCCAACTTTGGGACTGGTTGGGGTAGGGGGCTACTGTTTATGCAGTAGATTCAAGTGAATTATAGCACACAATCGTCCCAAATGCAAGTTACAACGCAGAAAATTCTGCAAATTTGTCAGTTTCTTTCGGCCCAACCCTCAGTTTTCAGCACTTTTGTCTTTTCATGGCGGGTTTTCACGACCGGCACCCCGTATAACTCGTCGCGGGGGTCCGTGCTGCACTGAATTCCGGGGTTCCGGCGGCAAAATGCCTCGATATCGTCATGGTGGGTCAGGGCAATCGAGTGCATTTCGATCGGTTTCTTGTACTCCTTCATAGTCGTCGTGGTTCGGCACACACGCTTCTCGTAGTTTCCCCGACAAACGGGGCACTCCGAGAGCTTCTCGTCGCGTATGGACTGGTACTCCTCGTCAACGTGTCCACAGTCGGTACACTCGTAGGGATACATGGGCATGGGGGTCTCCTTAGTATTGCTGACCGCCGACGCGGAGGTCAGACTGTGCTTGAGCGGTTACGCCGCCCTGTGCTGCTTGATTGAACGCCTTTTGCTCTGACGGTTGCCCGCCCATCACTTGGCCCGGCTGACCATTCTGGATGATCGCGGCGAGACCGGGGGGCAACTGAGGCTTGCCGCCGGGTTGCGGGGTTCCTTGCGATCCCTGCGGCGACGGGCCGGACATCATCATCTGAGCCATGCGAGCTTGGAACGTCGGATCGTACCAGAATTGATCCATCCCCTTGATCCCGGCGTTTTTCGCCATGCTGATGATGAACGCCTGCACGTTGAACGGAATCTGAAGCATCGCCGCGATCTGTGCAGCTTGCATGGCGGCAGGCAGAATCTTCGTGGCAAAATCGAACGCTTGCATCAGACGAGTATTGGAGTCCACGCGACCCATTGACTCCGGTTCGATATCAAACGTGAAGTCGAGCCAGTCGCCGTTGCGAGCTTCCGGCGTGAGGTAAATCTGCACGTCGTCCATTCGTTCACCCTGCTCCATTACTGGACCAGATTCGGTCATCTTGTACTGTGCCGGAATCTGCTCGCGGCGGATCAGTGGTATTTCGATGAATGGATCAGTGTGCATGTACCACGCACGCCTGCGAGCTTCCGACGCACCCATGGTGTACACGAGGTCTTTCATATCTTCCATCGTGATGTTGGCGTTGCCCTGCAAGAGCTTGGCTTCAGTCGCGGACCCTGCATCGAACCGCACACCGGATTGAGCCTGTGGGTTCCCTGCCATCATGTTGAACCATTGACCAAGCTGTGCCAACTGAATTTCGTTGCTCTGTTGCTGACCGCCAAGAGACAACACATTCACTGCACTTGGATCATCAACAGCGATGCCTTCGCCGTCTGAAGCGTCCGCGATTTCCTGTGCGTCGTCAGCAGCGTTGCGACGGTAGAGCATGACATCTTTCTGCCGCTCAGCTTGAGTTGCAACCTTGTGTGCCATGCTGTTGCTCAAGACGTGAAGGTCGTGCCAGATACCAACCATAGCGACAGGCATTGAGTTGCCGGGCGTTGGGGGAGTAAGAGCGAGTTTCGTGTAAGGACCGCATGACGGACCGTAGTAGTCATCGACACGCAGGTACTTGTCCACCGTGTAGTTTTCACAGCCGGGGACGGTGATCAGGGCGTTAGCACCCGGCACCCACAATTCGACAATCTCGACTTCATCTTCGAGATACGTTTCCGAATTGCGAAATACTTTCTTACGGGATAGGTTTGATGCCTTGGCTCTGTTGTCGCTATCATCCGCAACGGCAGGCAGGTTCTCGATGATTTCATTATCGTACAAACCAGAGTCCAACAAGTTCTGTCGAACCACGCACATCTTGTCGCCTTCCCACAGAGCGTCTTTGAACAGATGCTCACGGGTGTTGGGGTCAACCACATAGTTATCGAAGTCCACCTTCTCAGTGTACACGGAGCCGGTGTCGATCTTGCTGTTCTCGTCGAACACGTACACGCTGTCACTCTCGGCAATCCCGGTCTTGAGGATGCCGAGCGTAAAGATCGCATCAACGATAGCCTCACGATATATGGACTTGATGTTGATCTGTTTGTCGTGGTACGCGAGAGCCAGCGACAGCATTTCACCATACTCTGCCGACGCAAGGAAGTTTGAACTCACCTTGTGTGTAGGGAAGTTCATCACGATGTTTGGCACCAGTGTACGCACTGCGTTAAAGATCAGGTTGAGAGCTTCGGTGCCGATCTCGCCCGATGCCTTGTCGTAGTATTGACCCGTGTATTGACGCAGGAACATCATGCGAGCGTTGCGGAAATTTTCCAGCCGCTTGTACCCAAGCTCGACATTGCGTTGAACTTTACGAGGCGTGATGCTTTCAAAGGTAGAACTCATGTTGATGCTCCTTGAGCGAAGTTAAAGCGGTTGCCCCGCACTTTCTTCCGTTGTTTCTCACGTCGTTTAAACGACTTGAGCCGTCCCCCCACCGACCACTCCGAGCCTTCAGGCTTCGCGGGTTTCATGGTAGGTGCTTCATTCAATCCTAGTAAACAACACGCTCGTGCAATCACACGGTCACCGTGCGTCTTGCGTGCGTTCACGTTTTCTTCCATCAGTGTTGCTGGTCCGATGCTGCCGTTCTCGAAGTAGATGTATGTCAAGGCTTCGTCGAGGCAGGGTGTCGAATGGTCCACAATGCCCCCGTGGGCGAATGCCCGCCGCAAAGAGCCAAGGGCAGTCGCCTTCTGTTCTTGCGATGAACGCCATCCGTAACGCTTGCCCCGCTTCTCAGCGATAGTTCCTTCAACGCGATCATAGTAGATATTTGGGTATGCGTATACGTGGACGAGTTGCCGCCCGAAGTCGAAGCCGGGGTCGCCATTATTCTCCCACACAATGAGAGGCAGTTTGTTACGACCACCAACCCACACAGCGAGAGCGGTAATAGCACGAGCAAACTCATAAGGGGGTGTATTGGCATCTGCCCACTCCATGATAATTTCACGAGTCTCGTTGCAGATAACAGCACACACGGAGTTCGACGCCCCTTGTCCTTTACTGATGTCCACACCAAGCGTGTAGGTTTTCGTTTGATCCGGTCGGCCTTTGTGGAAGTTGCACCACACTTGAAGCGGACCCCGTGGAGTACGCATCACTGCACCGACCTTACGCTTGGTAATCAGTTCGGGGATTTCAACGTCCGCAAACTCTTTCTTCCAATTGATGTTCATCGACATACGCGGCTCTTTCGCGTACAACTTCTTGTGTTCTTCGATCGTCATGGATTCAAAGAACAGGGCACCTGAACCGATATGGTCCATGTCAAGTTCGATTGCGATTTCTTTTGGCGAACGCACGGTGCATTCATGGTCGTACCACGGTGAACGAATCTTCCAGCGTCCGAGTTCGTCTTGTGCGAGGTACCGGCCAAGCCCCTTCTCCGGGTGACGCCACCACGGGAGCGTGAACACTTCGATCGTGCCAGAGAGTCGCCACTTCGAGTACGCAGTACCAGCACCATTAGGCGTGGAGCATACGAGGCGACAGGCTGTAACGTCGCGTGTTGAACGCTTGATCGATTCGCCTTCTTTCATCTTCGCCATTTCATCCATAAAGATAGACGTACGACGATCGGATGAACCGGCAGTAGCATTCGCGGATTCACCGTCAATACGTGAACCGTTGTCCAGATTAACAAGGTGCATCTTCTTACGGTTCATTCGAGGTAGCATCCACTCCGGCAGGCGGGACAGGATGTAGTCGATCTTACCAAACAACGTACCGGGGTCGGCGAGGTTGCCGTGCGGATAGTTCTTCGGTTGACCATCGAGTTGGTCCACGGCATCTTCTTTACGCGAGATCATCAGGTGAGATTCGGACGAGCGAAACAGGAATCGATGGACGAATGCAACGATATGATCCCACGTCGCACTCATGTCACGTGACTTGTCCGTCAACCCGTCTTCACCTTGATCCAGATGTTCTTCCAACCACAGCAGATGTTCGTCTTGGACTTCCCACGCGAGCATTGGAATGTGTGCGTTCGCGGCCTGCTTAACCTCACCCGTTTCAGGATCAGGTTCAAACAAACGATTCGTGAACACAAATGCGTTCATGAAAAACAAGATCGACTGTGAACACGCGGTGAACAAGTCGTCCTGCATTTCCTCATCTTCGTCGGCGAGTTCGAGGATTTGTTCACGCCATAGTATATTCTGCTCGAACGTCTTGGGTACGTTGAGTCCAGTGATAGGACACTGCCACACCGGACGGTTCCGGGGGAAGTTCTTATCCAGTTCAGGTTTGACGGCGAATTC